ATCTGCCAAATTAAACACTTGGTAACTCCTCTTGTTTCATTAGATAATCGGTTTGTTCTGGTAATGACCAGACTGTACCGTCTGCCCAAGTCTGAACCTCGATGGCGCAGCTGTTGCAGTAATGACGGCGTGTTCCTTGGCTTCGTGGATGGTTGCTAATAACTGTGTAACTAGCAGCCTTTTGCCCAAGTAAGGTATTAGTGCCAAATCGCACTTTGCAGTAATCGCACCAAACTCCAGGGGCTGATTTAATAACTGTCAAGGTCAGCCCAGTCAGTTGATGCAATTTGTCCAGCGAGCGCAATGTATGCTGCGCCGTCCTTGTAACTGTCTGCGTGGTGTGGCGTTTCTTGTAAGCGTGAGACTTTGACAAGTGCCATACAGATTGCGACTTCGTGAGGCTCGATGTCGCGTTCAAGGTAGGCGCTCCAGAGTTTGGCAATTCGAAGGTGATTGAGAGCTGCCAAGCCGTAATCTTTACCTCTGTCTGCAATAAGGTCTTTTGCTTCGTCAAGGATGTCATTAGCGCGCATTTTCACTCACACGCTGAAAGTTCTTGCCAACCAAAACGCCTTCTCTTTTGCCTTCTGTAAAGCCTTTGCCCCAACCAACAATAAACCAAAGGACATTAGCCAACATCAATAAAACAATTACTGGTACTTGTAGATCCATTTCATTTGCTCCCGTTCTTGTAACCTTTGTTGGCTACAGGATTACGGTCTCACATCTGGCAGACAATTACACGTTTATTTTGATAACGAAACGGTAACGATTTAGCCCCAGCGTTTGCCCTGGTAAATGAAAGATCCATCTTTAGGATCGATTGGGATGAGTTCAGGCGTGAAGCGTTTACCATGCAAAGTACCTACAACAAAGCCCATCTGCCAGTTCGCATAACCCTTCGTGTAGCCCATACCCGGGCTTGAAAGATCTACTAGATTGCCAACCTCAACACCCCACACAATACGCCCATACTTGCCTCCAGAGGCTTCTGAATGGGCTGATAATCCAAGTCTGTGAGTGTGTCCAGATACAACTGATTTACCCATGCGCACAGCGCCGTTAAGGGCTGTTTGTCCAGGCTTGTTTGATAGTGGGAAAGCGTCTCCATGGCAAGTATGCCAACCTGGAGCAAAGTCAAATCCATTTGGATGGTACTTAATACCAGCCTTGTCATAGCCCATAAACTTGTCATAACGCAGCTCAGGTAGATTCATAAATGCTGGGAGTCTGCGCGATAAAGACTTGTAAACACGCGCTCCATGATTTGAGCCAACTACGTCTGTAACGCCAAGATATTCGAGAATCTCTAAGGTGAGTTTGCGATCCTCATCGATGTTGCCCTCGACCTCTTGCCATGGTTGAGCAAAGCCTCCCAATTGAGGAAGGTCTATTTCATCACCGATACAAATGGTTTGGTGAGGCTTGTAAGCCCTTAAAAACTTGCCTAGATTCTTGACTGCTGCTTCATGAAAGAACGGTGCCTGAATATCTGATATCCAAGCAATTCGTTTTACTGTCATTAGTCCTCGTCGTCGTCCTCATAGTCACCAAACCGCTCTGGCTCGATAGGGTCTGGCAGAATCCAACCTGGATAGGATTGAACGTCGGTAATCATAAATAGCGTGATGCCCTCGCTAAAACCAGCCTTACGTAGAGACTTGTAGTATTCATGTAAACCGATGCAGTAAGCATCCAGTTTTGAATAACCTTGTTCCTCTAGCGCCTTGGTAGGTTTCTTTGCCATGTGGATAAGTGTCCCTTACTTCTTTAGAAGTTCCATCATCTGTTCTTGGCGTGTCTCTATTCTTGCCAATCGGTCAGCGAGAGATGATCCACCATTCGGCGTAAGAGTCCACAACCAACCGCGAACCAAGTAACGCAAACCGCCAACAACAATAGTAAGCGTCGAGAAAATAGCGAGAACAAGTCCCGCCCAATCATTAGCGGTCACCGTAGACCATAGGCTTCATCTTTAGGATTTAGCCAACGCATTACTGGAGGGATTGTTGCCAATGCTCCTGCGTAAGCGATGTTCTTAGGGTCAGTCTCTCCTGCAGCTACAAGTGCAAGAGCAGCTGTTAGGAACGCTCGTCCCCAACTTGCTAGCATCTTCTTTAGGTCTTGGTTCATCTGTTCCTCCTAGTAACGGGATGTTAAAAAACTTCGAATCCGTGTCGCCAGCCTTTGTAAAACTGACGTGGATATGCTTGATGTGCGGATTGACTCCCGTGTACTTGCGCCAACGCCAGAGGCTTCGAGCGCTTGCAATCTTCTTGTTAAAGATAACATATGCAATGCGTTTATCTGTTCGGGCTGCAATTCGTATCTGGTCGGCAACGTAAGCAGCTGTAGCGGGCTGTTCGTTGAAATCAGCATCGAGATCGATAGCGCGGACGTACCCTGAATCAGGGTCAGGGTTATGATCGCTCTTTCGGGTCGAGTGCTTTGCATCTCCGATTGTGCCGTCAGAGTGACGCTTTCTGTCAGGATAAGCATCGTCTGCTTGTTCTCTTAGTTGGACAAGCGACTTACTTAGTCTTGGCTTCATTTAATAATTCTAAGTAAGCCTGATAGTCAGAGTTTGCCTCGTCCATCGGGATGAAAGCGTTATCTTCAAGCCTGTGCACAACTTTGGTTACAGACCCGTCAATACTTGTCATTTCAATTATTTCATAGGTGTATTTCATAGTTCAGCGCTCGATTCATAGACAGTTTGACTTGTTCCTGTGACAAATAAAAGTGATGCATTTCCAGCCGTATAAGCACCAGTTGCGGTTGTTACTGAAATACTAAAAGTGCTTGCAGTAATGCGATTTGCGTTCAAAGTTCCAATAGTTCCGGGATAATTTGCTGATGAATTAAGAAATACAATCTGCCCTGTTCCAGAACCACTAGCAGCTAATGTGATCGTAGGAGCGATTCTCATTGTAACTGGAAAATTAAGCGGTGCTTCTGCGACAGCAGTTCCAGATGTAGCCCCTGTGACAACGTTGCCCGTCACAATGTGCTTGTAATAGTAACGCTGGCAAGCAACTAATTCTGTGGCATAAGTTGCAGTCGCTGGAGAATAAGCAGAAGCACTAGAAGCAATCTCAAGCTGCACTCCAGTGACTTCAAAGTAATCTGCTGCCCCAGCCGTCCCTACTGGTGTATAACTGAAATAAAAGCCTATTTGTGTGCCAGTTGCAGATGCTGTACCTGTGTAAGTAAAGCGTTGCCATGTAGTAGTTAGAGTTGCTGTTTGGTTTCCGCCAATTGCACTAGCAGCACCTGACCAAGTATTAATGATGCTCTGATCGGTGCCTGTGCCTGTATCAACTTTAACAGTCAAAGCATTAGATGCGCTGGAATAGTTAGCACCTGCGCGAGCGTAAAAAGAAAACGTAACTGTCTTGCCCATAAATGCGGTTGAGTTTATACTTTCGAAACTTTGTGAGAAAAACACGCCTGTGGTTGCCGTTGTACCGCTGTTGCGCTGTACTCTTGCGCAGTATTGAATAAATGGCAGGTTTGTCGTATCGCCTGTTGCCTGTCGGCTCATCGTTGTACCGACATCAAAACCATTTCGAGAAGAAACCCAGCGATCTGCACTGTAACTAAAACCACCTGCTTGCGCTATTGAAGTGCCACGTTGCCAAATAGAGAAGTTAGAATTAAGGACGCCATTCTTACCTGCTGTGTTTGATGATCCTCCTGATGGTGTAGCCCATGCTGGAACTCCACCGGAAACAGTTAAAACCTGACCAGATGATCCGACACCTAAACGAGTATTGGTGTTTGCAGTCGCTGAGCGATATTCAATATCACCAAGAGTTGTTGATGGGTTAAGTGCCTTGGTTGTTGTATCGACAGAGGAGCCCAGCGTACGGATAGCAGCTGCGCCGTCCTTAACAAGGTCGGTATCGTCCGGGGTTTCCCAGGAGTAGTTAGTTGTCGTTGCCATGTTTCTCCTTTATCAGGCTACTATTGTAGCGTTAATCCATTCAAGCCCTGCGTCAATGCTGTTCCATGTCTCGGCTGCTGAGACTCCGTTCCAACGTGTGGACTGGAGGCTGTAAGCAGTTGGTGAGACAGTCAAAGTTAAGTAAAGCGAGTTGTATCCAGCGCTGAAAGTCCAGCCTTCTACAAAACCTTGAAATTGACCATTAGTGATGTTTGAAGGTAAATCGGTAATGTTTAACGGTAATCCCATAAACACATTCAATAAAGCATCTCGATCAGTATCGTCAATTTCAGGGCTGGATAATGGGAAAGTAATGGACTTAAACTGAGCCTCTGGGAAAGCGCGCAAAGCCAAATAAAACTCAGCCTGAGCCAAAGCATCAGCGGAGTTTTCTAGCGAAGTTGTAATCTCGTAAGCCTGTTGTCCGTAGATTCCGATCGATTCAATGTCAGTTGCAGATTGTTGGGCATTTGCTTTATAGGTGATTGTGACGTTATTGCGAACATCACCAGAACGCTTTGAGGTTCTAATACCGCGAGACAAAGCATGATTGCCTGTTAGATCCACATAACCATTGGCAGCAAGGTATTCGCTTCGATGAGTACTATCGGCATAGTTAATTCGACCCTCGGCGTCCTCAAAGAGGTATCCGAGTCCAGAAGTAGCCAAAGAAGATACAAGGCTGTAAATGTCAGTTGTATTGGATGATCTAGCGGTTAATTCATAATCGCCTGGTTGATCGATTGTTCCAAGTCCAGAGTTCTCAGCATTAGCCCAAGTTGTTGTGGCATTATAAGTATTCCATTGAGTAGCTGCTGGTACTTCATTCCAAGTATTAAATAGCGCTTCACTTAAAATTGTGTAAATCTGATCGCCGTCGAAATCCTTGCTTAAAACGCCCGTTGTGAGGGTTTTAGGCAGTTTGGAAAGCGCACCCAAGGCAACTACCTTGATACGCTCTGAAATAGCCGTAGCGGACGCCTGAGTAACCTCTACATCGATGTCTGTCACATAGCCACCAAAAAGATTTACGTAAGTCCCAGTTGAATCCTTGACCTTGATAATGATCTGGTCATTGATGTCTATGACAATAGGAGATAAATCCAGATTGATGATCTCTACTGAGCAGTAACCGGCATAAGGCTGAGAGTAGATGTCCTGGCGACCGGAGGTAATTGTCATGTTGGCAAGGGTCAAATTGGTGTAATCGCCTCCACCATTGATCGTTACTTGCCAGTCAGGTGTCCATTGGGTCATGCGATTTGAAACGCTCCAACTCCGCCACCGCCACCGCGAGCCGTTGAGTCATTAAGAATCTCGACGATCTGACGCGCTACGCCTTCTTTATCAAATGCTCCTGTTACGTTGATGTTGTAAGTGTCTCCAGATGTGGCAGCCTCAGCTGCTCTAAAGGCTCCAGCATTGAATGAACCAATGGCAGTTGAAGCAACGGCTGCTGTTGATGCAACCTTGGCTACTGAAGTTGTACCGGATGTTGTACCCCCGGTTGAACCGCTAACGCTAGGAGTTGAGATTGTTGGACTTGTAAAACTTGGTGTGCTTACCTTTGGCGCTGAAACCGTAGGAGTAGCGATTGAAGGCTTCGAAATGGTTGGAATGTTTGGCAATAATGGAATCGCGTTGTAAGCTCTGATGAGAGCATTGATTCCATCAATGGCAACTGACACCATGCTAGAGATCATCTTGATAACTCCACCGATAATCGGTAGAACCGCATTGGCAACTGTCGCAACAAATGAAATCGCAGCGCCTAACTTCTGAGTAATAACTGGAACTATGTAATCAACAATAAATGCGCCGAAGGCTGCAAAAGTCTCTTTGTTATCCTCAACTACTTTCTTAAGTGGATCAAAAAGTTTGATAAAGTTATTGAATCCAGGAATGACCTTATCTAAAAGGAACCCTAGTAACTTCTCAATAATAGGTAATAACTTATAACCGATTGTCTCAACGCCTTCATCAAACGCAACTTTGAGACGATCCATACGACCCTGAAATGTCTGAGCATTAGCAGATGCTGCTCCTCCAAATAGATCCGAAAGTTTTGATTGAACTTGAGTAAATGACATCGCCTTTAACTCAGCGCTTGATAATCCAACGCCTAATTTGCCAAGAGCTGCGGTATTGCCGTCATAAGCCTTGCCTAGAGCATTGGCTACGCCTTCAAGTGGCTTGCCTGTCTGGGTTGAAATGTCAAGAGCAAGAGCAAGTAATTCCTGAGCCTTGCTAGTTGAGTTTGTACTTAAAGCCAATCGAGCCAGCGCTGGACGAAGTTGATCGTCCGCCACGCCTGTAGCACGAGCCATCTTATCGATGGAATCCTCAGTTGCTGCGATCTGATCTTTAGTAGCACCAGTTGCCTTCTCTAAAGATTGAGCAAGTTTTAATTGTGATTGTTCATCAGCAATTGCAGCCTTAACGCCATCAACGCCGATCTTAACTGCATAGGCAGCAGCTGCGACAGCAGCAGCAGCAAATGCCGCGCTCGCCATCTTGCCAAACTTTTCTAAGCCAGTAGCAGATGCTTCTACGTCGCCATTGGCTGCTTTTAACTTCTTATTGAGATCATCGACGTCAGCAAGGATCGAGAGTTTAAGGGTTCTATTACCTGCCATCAATCCCACTCCTTCAAAATCTGACTAAATGCTTCTTCCCACTTCTGAACTAACTGAGGCTGAATCTGTCTCAGAGTTGGGTAAATAAAGTAACCGGAGTTACCTCTGCCCTTGTTAGGCGTACGCTTTGGGAACTGCTTAAATCTATTAGATCCAAACTCCATACCGTAAAGTAGGTCAAGAGTTGAACCGCCACCGCTGAACTTCTGACGAGCAAAGCCGTAACTGAACTCACCAATCTTCGAAGTTTTGCTTACCTTAACTCCATCAGCAATACGGCGAGCAGCAGTCCCTGAAACCGTACGAGTCGCTGCTGCGATCTTAATCTGTTGAGAAGCATACTCAGCAAGATTAGAAGATTCCTTTTTAG